TTCTGATACCCTATGGAATAGGTATGGTAATACCTCTGCCATGACTCGGGGGCAGGAAAAGGAAGCTGGTGGTTGCCTAGATCTATTGTGGCGAACCATTTCTCCAGCTCTCTTTGCTTATCAACGGAAACTCCATACAACCTCTCCACCAAAGCACGGGTGTTAGCACCTGGCTCTCTAAATGATGGTAGTTGATTTGTGGTCGCCGCTCTGAGCTTATCCCTTTCCCACAAATCCATGTTAGCATAGATTCGTGGGCTGATCTGAATGTGTGCTGTCAGATCCAACAGTCTGCGTCCCAAGGTATCTAGAAGCGGACAACCATTATATTGATAAACAAGTGAAAACGCCTTGGCCCGCAACAATTGCATGCGGGTGTTTTCATTAGCTTGTACATACTTCTTGTTGGTCCAACCTAACCGGGCTAAAACTTCTACAGGGTCCGTTACGACTATAAGATCAGTCATATCATAGACCTGTCCGCAAAAGGAAGCCTCCGATAAATTAGGTGTATGTTCAATTTTTATGGTAAATCCCAAGTCTTCGAAATCCTTGGCTGTGGGTGCAGACCGAGCTGGGGTAACTCGGAAAATGCCGTCATCTCCTTCGACAAAGCCTTGTGACGTTGCGTTTTTCATTTTACAAACAAAATTAAACAACATCAGATTGGCAAAGCCGTTGGACAGCGACGTGTCCATCTCACCGGACATACGGGTCGCCATAATTTGGGCAGATAAGCTTTTAAACTGCATAGCGTTTATTCCCCCCATTGTCCTCTTATAAACTTGCAACCACTCTCCCAACTGGGTGTGGCTCAAGGCATGTTCAAAAAGTAAGAACTGGGTGACTTCCATAACCTCGGGGACAAAATGGGCCTCGAAGGATGTATAGTCTGTGAACACGTAGTCTTCGTTATCCCCTGAGTCCAAGAGGGTATCCCGTATCACCTTAGGGCGATCGGGGACCGGCACGGTCTTTATGAACTCGGGGCGACTAAACAAACGATCTGAAACAGCCTGTACGACTGGTCCAAAATAACACTTTGCAGCATCAATTCTGCTATTTATAATACGTGGGTACTTGAATTCGGGGTAGGTCTCATCTTTGATGAAACTCTTGACCTCCCTGAATTTAGTGAAAGGTAATCCTTGTGATTGAAACTTCGACCACTCCTCTCTCAGCTCAACCTTTCGGCCTTCTGAGTAGGGAGTTGCTGTTAACCATTCCTCAAAGCTTGGAATGTCAGCATCGGTGAGCGGAACAAAATTATGTTTCAACCAACATTTAACGTAATTTCCGAAACGGCGTTTCAATTTACGATTGAGCTCTGGAGTACCATAGCCAAATCGCTTGAAGACGCCACCGACAACGGAGGGGGTGTGGGTTGGGTCGGGTCGTGGAGGGGTAGCACCACGGAAACAGAAGGGGAGATTTGTGGACATAATTGGACGAAAGTTTCGCATCATGTTGAGCGACGCTCGTGATCTTCCAATTTTCAAATCTCTCTTGACAGTCTTGGGCAAAGCCAAGTATTCGACTTCAGTCATTCTGTAACCGTATAGGTACTCACGATCCGATCGCAGCCTCTCTAAAAATGCGCGTTGTCGTGATAAGGGTCTCTACTAACTATGGCGCCGCAGACAAGCGCCATGTCCCGATAAACACTAGTTCCATCGGATAGGAGTCCCATATAACACTCTTGGTAGTGGGGATTGGCTTGGATAAGCCTAGTCATGGCATCTATAGCCACTTCAGGACGGCCCCTAGCGGCCAAGAGTGTTTTTCGATTGAGTGCAGTAGCTAACAGGCCAT